GAGGTTATTGAAGAATGCGCAGCATTTCCACATGGTGATCATGACGACTTAGTCGATGCTACGACTATGGCTGTGATGCGATTCAGGCAGGGCGGATTAATCAAGCATCCCGAAGATTATGTAGAACAAAAACGAGCGCCTAGAAAACGGATTTATTATTAATGAAAAAAATTTTTCAATTGCTGTTTGAAGAGTTTATTAAAAAATACGGCAGAAAACCAAATAATCTTGAAAATATCTTGCTTAAACAAAAAGCAATGCAACAAAGTATAGATGAAAAGAAAGTCATTCAATTCCCAAAAGATAGAATTACAGACTGGACTAAACCAAGACCTACACCTGACAAAAATTTTATTCCTATGAGAGCTGATCAATACAGAGATGTATTTAGTAAAAGCCCAGATCTTAAAAAAGTTAAAAAAACAGAAGCACAAATAAAATCACAAATAGAAAAACAAAATAAAAAAAATATTAAAAAAATGAAAGATAGAAAAGAATTTTCTTATAAAGAAAATCTTTTAAAAGAGATAGATAATAAAATTATAAAAGAAATGGATATGACTGAAAAAGAGTTATATGCCATGAGCGATGATGCTTTAGACAGCCTTAGAAGAGATGCCGATCCAATACGTATGGAAGAATATTTTTCTATAGAACCAAAAGAACCATTAGCAGGCGGCGGTATAGCAGGTATGTTAGGTGAACCAACATACCAGGACGATATTCATAGAGTGCCTTACGGTGGAGGTGGTGCAGGAAAACCACCTATTACATTTACTTTACAAGGTGGTGGAGGTTATGGAAAGAATGAAAATATTCAAGATATGGGACAAACTATTCCAGGATTAAATCAAGAACAATATGGTTATGGTTTTAATTTAGGAGCTGAAATGAAATTACCATGGAATCTTTCTCTTACAGGAGATGTAGGTATTAGTAGAGGTTCTACAAAAACGGATTATAAAGGCCAGCCTATTGGTGCGATGTCAGGTGTAGGTGAAACAAAATTAGGTGATCAATGGAGTGTTGGAATCAAAGGAAAGTGGCCAGTAGATTTTAATAAATTGTTAATGAGAAAAGCAGAAGGCGGCCGTGTTCCGTTAAACGAAGGTTTATTAGTCCCGAGTGAAAAACCATCAGGAAAAGAAGCTAATAAAATTTTATGGGATAAAAAATTGAATTTCTTAAAAGAGCTTAAAGGAGGGGTTGGCAGAAGAGATTGGCTGAACATGGTTAGTGAACATTTAAACGATGGTCTAAAACAAGGAGTTATTTCAAAAAAACAATTCAACAGAGCTATCATGCCATTATTTGGTGAAGCAGGAGAAACACAAACAAGAGCTCTTGAAAAAGATGACAGCCTTTCAATGAATGAAATAATGAATATTTATGGAAAAGATAGAGAAGATTATCCAGCTTATCTTTTAGCTGGAGGTGGCCGTGCAGGTTTTAAAGAAGGTAAAGGACCAAAAATGTCTAGAAGAGGTTTTATGAAATTAGCGGCAGGTCTTGCAACTATTCCTATTATTGGTAAATATTTTAAATGGGCAAAACCTCTTGCTAAGACTGCTAAAGTTGCAGACTTAACCTCAGTTCCAATTGGAAATGCACCAGGCATGCCATCGTGGTTCAAGCCTCTTGTAAATAAAGTTATTAAAGAAGGTGATGATGTTACTAAGAAATTGGCAACAAAGGAAAGAGAAATTGTTCACACTAAAAAATTAGATGAGTTTGATGAAGTGACTGTCTATCAAGATTTAAATAACGGTAATGTTAGAGTAGAATATCATGGAAGCGGCAATATGGGTGAAGCACCAATTCAATTAGATTATAAAGCAGGTGAAATGCTTGAAGGTCCTATAAAAAAAGGACAACCTTCCAAAACAAAATCAGAATTCTCTGCTGTAGAATCAGAACCAGAAATTGTTAACTGGGATGGTGATATTGAATGGACTGGAGAAAATGTTGTAAACAAGGTTGATGACTTACTGACGGATACAGCTAAATTAGAAACTTATGCAACAGGTAAAAACCCAACTATTAAAAAACTATTAAAAAGCGAACAAAAACAGAAATATATTAATAATCTTCATGACGATCAAATGGAGCAAGTAAATTACATAGAAAATAAACATGGAATGTCCGCGGACGACTATATTGATGAAGGTGCAAGAGTAGGTGATTTTGATCCTAAAGGATATCGTGACTTAGACACTAGAGGAATGAATCTTCCTTCTAAAATTAAAAAAGCATCAGGGGGCCGTGTTCCGTTATTCGGGGGCGGTGCTGCAAAGAAACTATGGCAAGAATTTGTTGAAAGATTATTTATAAAATCTTCGAATGACATTAGACGCGGTTTTAAAGGTTTAACCGAAGAACAAAGGATAGTGCAGCATGACAATCTTACCAAGCTATCAGAAAAATTCAGAAAAACCGGAGAGTTTGACAAGGGTGCGAACCAGTATTTTGGAATCGACGCTGAAAAGGAATTTGCAAAAGTCGAGGCTAAAGTTAAGAAACAATCGACGGCAGATGAAATTACAAAAGGTATTGCTGATGTTATGCAAGATACATCGGAAGCAGGTTTAGCAAGAAGTATAGAAGTGGATAACCTTAAATTAGAATTCCCAGGAATTACAGATGATATGATAAACAATATTTTAGCAGATACTAATCCTCAAAGAATTGCAGAAGTAAAAGCTACTATGAAGGAAGCTTTGAAGATGCTTGAAAAAGGAAAAGGCTCTGATGAAATTATAAACATCTTTAAAAAAACACCAAAAACTAAACACGCATCAGGCGGACTTGCAGGAATGTTAGGCGAATGAACCCATTAAAATTCATAGATCAGATTAAAGAGATGTACAATGACCAAGATCCAGGGTCCATGACTCAGGAACCACGGAACATGGCTGATGGTGGACAAATAATAGGTAAAGCTGGTGGGTTAGTGGAACCAGGGGTTATGTATTATGGTAAGACAAAAGTCACAGTTGATGGAAAAAAATTTGATAGCATTAAAGACGCTGCAGAGCATTATAAAATAAATAACATAGTTGTAAATAACAGAACAAGCAGAGGTTGGAGTCTTAAAAAGGCTCTAACAACACCCGCTACATCTCCTCATCAGCATGATTACTACAAAGATAAAGATTTTTTAAAGTGGGCTAAAAAGAACTACCCTAACTGGAAGCCGGGTGGAACTCTACCAAAAGGAATAGATAGTCATAGAATTTTTGCGGATTACGAAAAAACCCTTGCACAAAAAAATAAAATTATTGGTATTGACGAATTAGTGAAAGCTCTAGGACCAGACAATCCGTATTCTGCTAACTCTTTGAAACATATGACGTCAAAAAGTTTAAATACGCCTATTACAAAAAACATGAGTAGTTCTTCTAAAGCACTGGTTAAAAAGGCTAAAATAGTAAACAGTATTATCGAAAAGGTTGCGGGTAAACCAACAACTCTGTCAGACGTGTATGCACCTTTTAAATATTTGAAGCATGGAGTTAAAAGGTGGGGAAAGAATCTTCAAAGACCGATGAAAGTATGGGAGTTAGATTCAAAACAAATCAAAAAAATTAATACACTTTTAAATCAAGAGTATAGAAAAATGGGCCTGCAAACAAATACAATTAATAATATATATGACCTTTTGGATGATAATAAATTTATGAAGGAAATAAGCAATTATGATGGAAAGGCCGTAGATCTAGATTCTCATATGTTTAAAAAAGTATTTAGACCAGGGAAAGGTGGTGAAATGGCATATGCCTATATGCAACTTGGACGAGCTTTGCGTGGTGAAATAGAATTAGATGGAATCAAAGTAGATAAAAAATTAGGAAATAAAATTATAAAATCCATAGCCTATGATTCTGTAAGAAATGCAGATGGGCCTATGGGTACTGCAGCTTTGCAATGGTCAAAATTTCAAATGGCCAAACATTTTGATAATCCAAACGCTTCTTATGAAGGTTTAACGCAAACTATAAGAAACGCATTTAAAGAGGTTGGAATGCCTACTGATAAAGAAGGAAAACTGTTAATAAATATTGATGAAATATTTCCAGCAAGAACGGGTCAACTTACATATGCGAAAGGCTCAGGAGCCTATAATCAATTTGTTCAATTCATTGATTCTAACATTAATCAAAAAGCTAAAAGATCTTTTGATGGGAGAATGTCTAGCAGACTTACTAAATTAACAGATCAATATAAGTTAGCTCAAAAAACTGGGGATTATTCTAAGGTTGAAAAGATACTTGAAAAGCATGAAGGTGCTATAGAAAATTTTTATGAAAATAATCCAAAAGCTAAAGGTAAAGTTAATCTTACTCAGTTTCAATGGGATGCAAAGAACAAGAAATTTTTAAATCCAAAACAAGTTTTTGAATCTCAATATAAAGGTTCATATAAAACTATTCCAGAAAAAATAAGAAAAGGCATGGAAAAATTTTATACTAAAACTGGATTAAGTCTTGATCCAGGAACTGCAAGAACTTTAGAAAAATCTGCTTCAGATGTTAAAGCTTTAACGCAAGGTAAAGCATGGAATACAGCTATTAAAAGTTCTAAAGCTAAAATGTTAGCTAAAACTTTGCAACTTGCAGGGATAGACATTTGTAGTGATCAATTAGCTGCTTCTGGTGGAAGAATAGGGTTTGCTAAAAAAGTATGTGGAATGAAGTTTGCTGAACAGAACGAAGATGCTTTTATGAGAAAAGCTGGTCAGAGTAAGAAAGCAGCAGATATGTTTAAATCAGGAAAAATAAAACCGTTTTTAATGAGAGCGAAGAACTGGGCGAAAAGTAATATGGGACCTACGGGATGGATTGGTGGAGAACTTTTAGTCATAGGTCTTGGTACCGCATGGGATATGTCCCAAGGTAAAGGCTGGAAAGAAGCCATGGATAATTGGACAGGTTTAGGGGGACATTTTGGTCAAGCAGAACAAAGACTTCGGGACATTGGAACAGAGCAAGGATGGAGCGAAGAACAAATTAATGATGCTATGAAAGTTGGACAGTTAATGGATTTAAGTACTGAAGTAGAAGGAAAACAATGGGAACTAGAACAAATTCAAGAACAGCAAGATATTGGAGGAACGGCTAGAGTAAAATATGATCCTAAATTACCAGGAGCTTATAAACCTATACAAGGTAAGTATCAAGATCCAAAAAAATTAAGAGAGTTAAAAGTAGAAGTACCAAAAATGTGGGAAAAAGGAACCGAGCTTTATGAATCTTTAAAAAATTTTGATACATCAATGGAACTTTATAATGAACTTCAGCAAAGAAAAGCGTTAGAAGAATATAATAGAAAAATGAAACTTAGACATTCTGAAAGCGACCCTTTTAGTTATGTAATAGAAGAAAAACAACCTTTTTACGATCTTGAATATCAAAAACATCCACTTGAATCTCCTACTCAATTGTGGGAGCCTTATGCAGGCGGCGGTATGGTAGGAATACGTAAACCAAGTGCAATAGCACCAACTGGAGGACCTCAATCACAAGGCTTGGCTTCTACGCCAGAATATGGTACATATAGCAAGGAGTATAAATGGCAGAAATAGACAAATCACTCCCGAATGTTAGACACGAAGTAAAAATCCCTGGTGCACAACCACCAACGGATGTTGACATTACGGAAGCACAACAAAGACAACCTGTAGAAGTAACACCTGACGAAGAAGGTGGTGCTACAGTAAATTTTGAACCGAGTTCCGTGAACCAAGCTCAATCAAACACGCACTTTGATAATCTAGCAGATATTTTACCAGAAACAGTTTTAGATCCAGTTGGCATTCAACTTAGACAAAATTACACAGATTATAAAATGTCTCGAAAAGATTGGGAACAATCTTATGTTAAAGGATTAGATCTTTTAGGATTTAAATATGATAACAGGGCAGAACCATTTCAAGGAGCATCAGGCGCAACGCACCCAGTTTTAGCTGAAGCAGTTACACAATTTCAAGCGCTCGCTTATAAAGAATTATTACCAGCAGATGGACCTGTTAGAACTCAGATTTTAGGTTTGTCCAATCCTGCTAAAGAAGCTCAAGCACAAAGAGTTAAAGATTTTATGAATTATCAACTTATGGATCAGATGAAAGAATATGAACCAGAGTTTGATCAAATGTTATTCCACCTACCACTAAGCGGCTCGACTTTTAAGAAAGTTTATTATGACGATCTTTTAGGTAGAGCCGTATCAAAATTTATACCTGCAGATGATCTCGTCGTTCCGTATACAGCTACCTCATTAGATGATGCGGAGGCAGTGATTCATGTTGTAAAGATTTCAGAGAATGATTTACGTAAACAGCAGGTCAATGGCTTTTACACTGACATTGAGTTGACAAAACCAGTGTCAGATGTGAATGCAGATAAAGTTGTTGATAAGAAAAGAGAATTAGAAGGAACTTCTAAATCAGTAAGAACAGAAAGCGTGTATACTCTTTTAGAGTGTCATGTTAATTTAGATTTAGAAGGCTTCGAAGATGTTGGTCAAAACGGTGAACCAACTGGAATAAAATTGCCTTACGTCGTAACAATCGAGGAAGGCAGTCAAAAGGTTTTGTCGATAAGACGAAACTACGCGCCCAATGATCCATTAAGAAATAAGATCCAATATTTCGTCCATTTCAAATTTCTGCCAGGACTAGGATTTTATGGTTTTGGACTCATTCATATGATTGGCGGCTTGAGCAGAACGGCAACGTCTGCTCTCCGTCAATTATTAGACGCAGGTACGTTATCAAACTTACCAGCCGGATTTAAACAGAGAGGTGTTAGAGTCAAAGATGACGCTTCACCCATACAACCAGGAGAATTCAAAGATGTGGATACACCTGGTGGTAATCTAAAAGATGCATTTGTATTTTTACCATACAAAGAACCTTCAGCTACATTATTGCAGTTGATGGGAATTGTAGTTCAAGCAGGACAGAGATTCGCGTCCATTGCTGACATGCAGGTCGGTGACGGGAACCAAGGCGCAGCCGTTGGTACGACCGTAGCTCTTTTAGAACGTGGTTCGAGGGTAATGTCAGCAATCCATAAACGATTGTACGTGGCCCTAAAACAAGAATTTAAATTACTAGCAAAAGTGTTTGCTCAGTATCTACCCCCTGAATATCCATACGATGTAGTGGGTGGACAAAGAAATATTAAAGTAGCTGATTTTGATGAAAGAATCGATGTATTACCAATTGCAGATCCAAATATTTTTTCAATGTCGCAAAGATTAACATTAGCACAAACTGGATTGCAATTGGCTATGTCTAATCCACAAATGCATAATTTATATATGGCATTTAGAAAAATGTATGAAGCATTGGGAATAAAAGATATAGATAGAATTTTACCACCACCAGCACCGAATGCACCTAAAGATCCATCATTAGAACACATTGATGCATTAGGTGGAAAACCTTTTCAAGCATTTCCAGGACAAGATCATAGAGCACACGTTACAGCGCACTTAAATTTCATGTCAACTAACATGGTTAGAAATAATCCAGCGGTTATGGCTGCATTACAGAAAAATATTTTAGAACATATTAGTTTAATGGCTCAAGAACAAGTACAACTAGAGTTCAGAGAGCAGTTACAACAATTACAGATTATGCAACAGCAAGCAGCACAGAATCCACAAGCACAACAACAGGTGCAACAAATAACTCAACAGATAGAAGCAAGAAAAGCAGTGTTGATTGCAGAAATGACTGAAGACTTTATGAAGGAAGAAAAGAAAATTACTTCACAATTCGATCATGATCCACTTTTAAAACTTAAATCTAGAGAAGTTGATTTAAGAGCAATGGAAAATGAACGTAAGCAACAAGAAATGCAGAAGAAAACTGAAATTGATCAAGCTAAATTAGTTCAAAATAGAGATATTACGGATGACAAACTTAAACAGGATGAAGAATTGGCAGAATTAAGAGCGGATACTTCAATTGAGAAGCAAGAAATGGCAAACGAGAACAGATTACAAGTTGCTAGAATGAAACCTAAGGGAGGCAATGGTGCCACTAACAGATAAAGGCAAAAAAATAAAAAAAGCAATGAAAAAACAGTATGGTAAGAAAAAAGGAGAAAAAATATTCTATGCATCTGCCAATAAAGGCACTATAACAGGCGTAGATAAGAAAAGGAGTACATAATGGCTTGGAATTATAAAAAAGCTAAGGAAATTAAAATCCCTGAGCAAACAAAGATAGTTGATCCTAGATCTGATACTAGTATCAGAGGAAAAAACTATATTGCTAAGGGTGATGAAAATTCTGTTCCAGCAAAGCAAAAAAAGCCGTATAAAGTAACTTGGTACTAGTATGTGGTTCAGTGCAATTAAACTTGCTTTAAACGCTGGAAGTCACATATACAAAAAGCGTCAAGAGACAAAGATGGCTATGGCTGATGCACAACATATGCA